TGACTGGAGTTCAGACGTGTGCTCTTCCGATCTTGTTTTTGGAGCCGACTAACTCCGAGGGGTTAAGAGGTTAAGAAAAGTAAATCCTTTCTTTTGATGTCCACTATTGCGCTTCCGTTTTGCTTTATTTCCTCTGCCTGCTCGGAAGTGAGAAGTACAGGATAAACCCTGTAATCTACTCCCCTGTAATCTGCCCTATAAACATCAGGTGTAAAGGTTTTTCTAACAGTTAATTTCATAATGTTTGCCTTTCGGCTTAATTGATAAGTACAGCCCCAATATACTCTTCCTATTGTAATTGTCAAATTGATAATACATAGTAATAACAATATCACTTGACACGCACGATAAACTATGTCCATCAAAAAAGCGGCCAGTAGAAGCGAAAACCCTCACGAAGTCGCAACTCTGACCGCCTCTCCCCTAAAACCCCACAAAGAAAAAGCCGAACTGATTATAAATCAACTGAAAGGAAAAAGCCACTTGCTTTTTTAGGGCAGTGGCCTTATCCTGTTTTTGTATGAGAAAACGATTTGTACGCAACTCAATTTTATCAGCTCCTCGCAGAAATGCAAGGGGTCTTTTTGCGTATCGCTCTTTGACTTGAAAACAGCTTAATAAGCGGCCTCGGAAACGAGGTGAAACACCGAAACCTTTGGTTTTAACGCAGTTCCCGTGGCCTCGCCCGTAAGCTGTGGAGTAAATCCAGTTCATAGACAGGGGTAACGCCTGAAAGTCTATGGGCCAGTTCCAAAGGAACATTAACAACGAGGTGGGTTGATAGCTTCAACCTTATCGGCGGTGTATGGCAGTTTACCCTCTCACAATGAGGATTGTGGGGGGCTACAAGGGGGACAAGCCCTGTGGGATACCAAACCTTGCGCAGTTCTGAATTAACGCTTGTCCAGAGGGGTCTATGGAACGATTTAGATACCCAACCCGTAAGGAAATCAGAATATCACTTACGGCAGACATAAAGGAGATGAAAAAAACAAACTGCCTCAATTCAAAAGAGATGCGGCTGGACAATAGATGCCAGACCGTCACCTACTTGCTAAAACTTCTCAAAAGTCATGCAATCGTAGGTTCCCAACCTGTGCCCTTTGGGGCACGCACCGAGGAGATGTAACAACACGGTTTATGAAAAAACATCAACCAGCGAAGTACGAAGTTTATGGCTCGGAAACCGCTTGCAAGAAATGTGGGTGCGTGGGTCTTTGGTGGTCAAAATGGCTGTATGGCAGACCAGAAGCCCCGTTATATCATTATAAGGTGAGGTGTGAAGGGTGCAACAGCCGCAGGTTAGTAAAAAGAACTCAAATCGGATATAGTTTAACGGTTCAGACTTTTTGGAATAGGAGCAAGAAGTTTGAGGCACTTGAGAAAAAACAGGAAAAGGATTTATCTGTTTATTAGCATGACAACTAAAGACAAACTTACCTCCTACGGTTTTACACCAGAGGAAATCAACAAGATTTGCACCTATCCTGAACAGGTCCTGAACGATGCGATACAACATACGGTTTTCCCGACCAAAAGATGTTTCAAAGCTTCCCTTGTAATCGCTATCCGTACCAGTAAACTTAAAGCATGAATGAATATGCCATAAAATTAGCAAAGGAAATAATCAAGGGTACTTATGGCCTTGACCAGATTGACGATGAGAATATATTACTTGAGGTTAAGAAAATCCTTAAAAAACATGGGTTTTCACCAAAAGGACATCAGCCCGTTGAAAACACAGACATAGACAAAAACAAATATTTTACCCTAAAAGAACTTACTGCGGCGGCAAAGATAAGTGAGCCTACTTGCGTTAGCCGCCTCAAAGACAAAGTTTTAGAAACCCGTTATGTAAAGTTCATAAAAGGAAAAGGCAGGAGTGGTAAAAATCGGCTCATCTGTAAGGACATTATGAACGATAGCCGCTTTATGACAAAGAAAAAAGTCCATCAAAGAGGCTTTATCCTGCCCGACAACAATTCCGAAGCAAGAATTAAAGGGATGAGAGAAAAAGCAGGAGGCTTTTTTAAGAATGAAGTATTACAGGCAGAGGAGATAATCGATAAGCACATTGAGGAGTTACAAGCCAAAGTTGATGCGCTTAAAATGACACTTGAAATCATTAAACATGGTTGAAGGTCAAATCTTTTCAGAAATGATACATATTGCGATACTTCTGAACATTGAGGAGTTGAGGAAGAAACCAATGTCAGAAAAACAACTCACGGACTTTATGAGTTCAGAAGATTTTAAAAATCTTTCAAGGGAGTTGGCAGAGAAGGGCGACTATCTTTTAGTGCCAAATAGGGGTGACAAGGGAGTTTGTGCAAGCCTTTTTAACCGTATAGCAAAAACAGTCGCAGTTCTTTCGTTCTTGTCTTTTGGCTTCCCGTTCTATGGCAAAATCTATAAATGCGAGCATACTGATACCTGTAGATTAATGAAACCCACCCAATACGCCGCAGGCCCAGAACCTTGTTGCAAAATAAAACTAACAATAAAAAATGACAAGATTGAAAACGAAACTAAAACGGAAAGCGAATATGTCAAAGAGACAACAGCGAGAATTGAAGATATTAACGCTCAAGATGGCAGACAGCTGTCATTGTTTAGATAACATATTGTGCGGATTTTTCAAGGAAGCCAAGAGGATTTTGTTTGATAATAAGAATTAAAGTGCTATACTCAACAAAGGCATAGCTGAAAACCCAATTACTTCTTTGCCCCCAACATGAATACCTGCAAATCCTGCTCCAAAAAAACAGACGAACTCACCAGCTACAATGAGTGTTATCAGTGCGTCAAGGCTTATGCGGGTAAGTACATCACTCTGCCTCACTGCAATACCGCCACCTGTTCCTGTTTCCCTAATATCCGCCCACCCCAAAAAGTATGATTATCAAACTCATCACGGGCAACAACTACAACGGTTATCTTATCGTTGATGGCGACAACAACATTTATGAGGCTACAACCGACCTTGACATGAGTGGCCATCCGACAGGCACATTAAGATTGAAAAAACTCACAATAGAAGATGAACAATGATTATCTGCCACAAATGTAAATCAGATGACATAGACCTCCAAGACAGCAAACCCGCCGTCATCAGCGGTCTATACCGAGAGATGCACGAAGCCCGCTGCAACAACTGCGGCCAGAAATGGCGACAAGCAGGAGCTGTCAAAGACAAGAAATGGTTCCAATCATTTACAAGACCAGTATTTAACCTCAAGAAAGATGGAAACAGGGAGGCCAACTAAATATGACCCCAAGTATTGCAAGGACATAATTGAGTTCTTTGACAAGAATCCCCTTACTGGGTTTGTTGAAAATGATAAACAGAGGATGCGGCCAACCAGACTTCCGACCTTTGCCATGTTCGCTATGAAGCTCGGAGTAGAGCATCAGACCTTGCTTAATTGGTGCGATGATAACCCTGCGTTTTTAGAGGCGTATAACGCCGCAAAAGAGTTACAGAAGCAGTTCCTTATGGATTTAGGGCTATCTGGTGAAACTCCACCAGCCTCTTTCATCTTTGTCGCCAAGAACATAACTGACATGAAAGACGAGAAAGGTATTGACCTCACCTCTAAAGGCGAACAGATACAAGGCTTCAATTACATCAAGCCAAGTGAAAAAACTGGCTGACATCACGGACTGGCATGAACTCATTGATGAGGTGGTTTGTGGCGATTGTTTAGAAGGCATGAAACTGATACCAGACAAAAGCATTGACCTTGTTTTGACTGACCCGCCGTATCCCGATTACCACGCCGAGCTTTACGGTTATAGGCCAGAACCGATTAAGTTTTTAGATAATTTCAAATGTCCTCAATTTATATTCTGGTCTGCAAAAGAACCTTTTATTTTGGACTATACGGCAATTCATATTTGGGATAAGAAGTGCGGGGTAGGTTCAATGTATGAAAGGATTTTTGAACGCAACGGGGGGGCAAATTACTCGGTATTTCGTTATTACCTCATAAATTCAACCGTGGCGGCAAATTATACGCATGAAACTTTTACGGGGCATCCATCCCAAAAGCCAACTGAATTATTGCGGGAGATAATAATAAAAAACAGCAAAGAAGGTGACTTAATCCTTGACCCTTTCATGGGAAGCTGGACAACAGCAAGAGCTTGTAAAGACCTTAATCGCAGGTTTATCGGGTTTGAGTTAAGCGAGGATTATTGTAGGATTGGGGAAGAACGGCTTAAACAACAAAACCTTTTCTAATGACCTTCCAAAGGATATACCCAAAGCGGATTAAACCAACCATAATCCCCACCATCAAACAGCATCAGGCATGGGAAGCACTTAAAGACCCTGCACTCATGTTTATCGTTTTCGGAGGCGCGGCGGGCGGGGGCAAAAGCTGGCTCGGTTGCGAGTGGCTACTCACCAACTGTTACTTCTACCCTAACTCTAAATGGTTCATTGGTCGTGAGGAATTGAAACGATTGATGACTTCAACCTTTATCACTTGGTCTAAAGTCTGCCAGCACCACCATATCCCAAAGACCGATTGGGATTTAAACCAGAAGTACAACTACATTGAGTTTTTTAACGGCTCACGCATTGACCTGCTTGACCTCAAGTACCTACCATCAGACCCGCTATATGAACGCTTTGGCTCTCTTGAATACACTGGCGGTTGGATTGAGGAAGCTGGTGAAATTGATTTCGGTGCGTTTGATATGCTCAAGTCCCGTATCAGCCGCCACCTCAACGATAAATATAACCTGCAAGGCAAGATGCTCCTGACTTGTAACCCGACTAAACGCTGGCTATATTCAACTGTGTATAAACCGTTCAAAAGTGGTGTATTACCTATGCAATACGCCTTTATACAATCACTCTACAAAGACAATCCTTATACCGCAGAACGCTATGGCCAAATGCTCGCCCAAATCAAGGATGACGCACAAAAACAACGCCTCATGTACGGCAACTGGGAGTACGATGACGACCCAAGAAGTCTTATTGAGTTTGACGCAATATGTGACCTATTTACAAACAAAACTCCAAAAGGAGAGGCTTACCTC